CATGCTGATTATTCTCCTTAATAAATGTGCGTAGACAATTCTTTAATAAATAGTAAGAGAAACACTGAAAGGTAAAAACTATTCTCTATAAAAACCTCTCTTATCAATGTGTTCTGGTGAATCTTTCGTTATAACTCTTTCTCTTGGCATTTTTGCCTCAACAGCGTTCTCTCTAATTACAATTTTTGGTTGCTCTTGATTCTTATCTTCACCGATTATGTATCCCAATACTTTTATATTGACGTCTGCTTGATACATTTTTTCGTCAGTGCCTAAATTCGATGAATTGGTTGTTGGTGTAAAACTATCTTCGATAAACGCTTCATACTTGTGTTCGTTCCTTCTCAAGAGAAAATGGTTTACCGCACCAGTTCTTGTAATAAAAGGGGTAACCATTTGATTCATCTGTTGTTGGTATTCGCATCTCAATGTAATTCTATACATCATTTCAACGTGTACAGGAAGCGGAATTGAAATATTTTGATAAACAACTTTTTTATTTTCCTTTGGAAAGTTAACTTGCTTTCTCCACTTGTATGCATCTGCGTTTGCGAAGTTCGAAGTTTTATCTTGATTTATAACTCTTCCAATAGTAATGGATCCCCCCTTTTCGTCGAGCATCGGAGGAACGTGAGCTTGAAAAATGCCCTTGTTGGAAAGGTTGTGGGTGAGAGAGGTTCGTTCTACGGTAATGATAGGTAAGATCAAGATCCCTTTATCATCTCGCATCTCTTTATTATTTTTTATCTGGAAGGCGCGCTCTGCTGAAAGCCACACAACTGGTGCTTTCTTAAAACCTTTGTTTGTGTCACAAGATATATCAAACTCATTATCAATGTATTCAAATAACGATCTGTCTATATTCTCTAGAGTAGAAGGCTGAATTAACTTTTCTTCCAACACATTAGAACTTAGTTTCACTGTGATATCATCATGTGGCATCGAAAAGGCCCTCGCGCGCTTTGATACACTCTGCTCCAATCTCAAACTTGTGGTCTATCTGACCAAACAACTGTTTTGGTTCTACTAGAGAAGTGATCTCATAATAAATATCACCATACAGAACGAAGTCTCCAACTCTAACAAATAAATCCTGGTCTTCAGTCAATCTTCTTTTATGAAATTTGATTGAAATGGTTGTATCTTTATCAATCCCGACGTTGTTCATGAAGCCCGTTTGTAAGCCTCCAAAATTTACCAAAGCGTATACTCTGATCGGGGGCAAAAATGATTTAACCATCGCCTCTCCATAAAGATCGTGAAAGTTTGTGTGCTCCAAGCTTATCGGGTAGTACAATATTTGCTGCCCGATAACTCTTTCAATAAGTTCATCGTTAACTTGTTTGATGAGGTCGCGCTCTTTTTTACCAGCAAAAAGAGGCGGCGGCGGCTGCTTTGGTTGAGACCATTTTGGCATTTGTCAAATTCGCCTCCCTTATCCTACAAACACAGTTAACGGCACTTTTGCCTGCAAGTTTACAGCTGCATCGGCCATGGCTGCTTCTTGTTCAGCCAGTTTAGAATAGGTCAACTCATCAAGGACTGCTTTTAACTCATCTCTAAGCGCGGTCTGTTCTTGTTGCGCGTGGCCGATCAAAGCATCTCCGTTCAAAGTTATAGCTTCGCCCGGAATCGGTATAGTTGCGAATTTTCCTCTTATATATCCTAACATCTCTTTACACAAAGCAAGAGTGAATCTCCTAATCCACTGTTTCCCTATCGAATTTATACTATTATATGGTATGTTCTCAAAAGGTAGCGTGTTCATATTATTAACACCGGTGGTGCTAGTCCTGCGATCATTTTCCTCGTCCCAAGCATCATTTTGGTTACGAATTATGAATTCAAACCACATTTTTTTCGGAGTAACGGTAGTTGTAGAGGGGAATATTCTAAGTTTATTATTTCTGAGTTCATATGAATAGTGAGAATTTCTTGTATAGATCGCGCTTTCAAAACTCTTGGCCTGAAGTTTGTTTTGCCACACCGGTACGATTTGAAACTGAGAATCATCGGCCCATTGACCATAATTCTGAAGATTGCCTACAGTATTCAACCCCCCGTAATAACCATAAAATCTCCACATAGCTTGAGGTGATTTATAAAACACCTTTTTTATTAGTACTTTACTGTTGTTCACCTTACCATAAAAAGGGACAGATGAATCAGAGGTCGCAGCTGTGGACACAATATCTTGCAAATCATAATCTTGCTGGTCAACAATCGTACTGAAAGAAGCAGAATAAACCGTTTCATATCCCCCAACACCAGTCTCGGTTGAGAGGGCTTCTCCAATACGTCTTGCGTATGAAAATTCAATGTTGGGAAGTTTAAGGGCAACGTTCGAACCACTTAGTTCTTTACCAGTAGCAGTGTTAATGCTGCCAGATTTTATAATTCCATCCTGATCAAAACTACCTGTTGTACCACCAAGCATTGAAGATAAAGAATTTTTTGCCTGATGTATATTGACGATGTATGAATATTCTAGGCATGCTTCTTCATAGGCTGCATACACATTGCCTTCTGTAAGCTCTATATCTAAGACGTCTCCGCCTAATTTTTTGTAAGTATAAGCTACTTGATCAACGGCGCCGGCTTTAAAATCATCTATCCCGTCGCCAAGTAAGTACATACCAAATGACATCGACGAGGAAACATTACTAGTGCTGCCTGTTGCTGGAAGTCTTATAGCGCTTGTTGCACTTGACGGTGTTAAAGTTGGGACTGCCATTCATTATGTTCTCCTATACATATTAAATAGTTTGCCATGAAAAGAAAACCCCCGCCTTTTTAGGGGCGGGGGTCAATAATTAAAAATTATTAAGAAACAATGATTACGAAGTAACTACAGTAGTCACGAAGTGACCAGTCAATGTTGGATCATCAATCTCAGAGATCAAGTCTCCTCTGTAGAGAACCACGTTTGCAGCACCTGGATAAAAGAAATCCAAGACTGTACCACCGGTGCCGCCGGCTGCAGCAACAGTGTCTAGATTAAACCGGACACTCTTGAAGGTATCTCCGACGTCAGCGATTGCAATTCCAATGTCTGTGGGAGAGTTTGCCTCGTCAGTATCACCAATCGCAGTTGCGCCACCGATGATATTGGTTGTGGTAAAGCCCACAGCGAAGTCATCTGCGACTGCGATGCCAAACACTACTTTAATGTGCATACCACCATTGCTCGTGGTTGCCTCGGGAAGGGCGATGTAAGTCCCATCTGCCTTGGCAGCGTTAATCAAAATAGTATGATCACCTGCGCTCATTCCGGTAAGGTCATGATTACCCGCAGCGGTAGTGATATAAGTAAAGTCTTTGACCTGACTTGTAACCTTTATCGGGTTTTTAAGACCCCTTCTTAGTAAATTTATTGCTCTTTTAGATCCCATTATATTTTCCTCCTATATTATAAAAATTAATGGACTTGCGGACAAGCCGCTTGTACGTGTTTATAAGTAGTCTGCTCGATGTTAAAAAGAAGGCCCCGAGCTTTCACCCGGGGCCTTTTTATAGACACATTCTTAATATTATTTAAGAATTATTTTGAGAATTAACCCAAAAGGTCTTGGACTACAACGAGGCCATAGAAATCAGGTCGCACCATCTTCTTGGCATATCGAGTCATGACTCCCTTGCGGGGCACGAAGTCTTCAATACCGAAGATTGTCGGGGTAACCTGGAGAGGCACGTAAGGAGCGTAAACATAGCCGCTCTCAAGGAACGAACCACCTTTACGGCCTACAAGAATCAAGTTTCTCGGGAAGTAGGGGTCAACATAGACATCCCACTTCTTGCTGAGAGAACCTGTCTTTACAGCACCTACAGAGCCTCGATCTTGATCACCGGTTACGTCGGCTCGGAAGCCGCTGGTGAATTCGAGGACATTAGCAACCTCGGGACCGCAAACAACGAAGTTCGCGCCGCCTCTGAGAGTCTTACGATGAATCTGAGCAGACACATCATTAATAGTCTCAGCGAGAGTCTCGTACCATTCAGATACCGTACCGGTGAAGTCAGGAGCAACGGTGGTTGCGCCAACTTCGTGGCCAGCTGTGCGATGCACAAACTTGCCAGGACTACGGGACCAGTAATAGGTACCAGCCTGAGCACCTTTAATAAGGTCCTCAAGAATCTCACGGTCAATCTCGAGAGCAATCTGCTCAGAGAGAATACCAGTAAGCTCTACCTCTGCATCGAGGTTGTGATAGGCGTTGAGGTCCTGACCTAGTTCAGGGGTCCATTTCGCCTTGAGCTTCTTGGTGACGGCCGTGACGGATA